CGTCATGATTACTTTACTTCTGCTCTTCCGTGGACACAGAAAGGACCTGGTGTATCTATAGGTCTTGCCGGTACTGCTTCTATAGTTGATCCTACCCCTGGTACTGGTTTTCTTCTCCATAGTACCGATTCTGAGCTCGCCGCTGTTGCTGCCACTCGCTCTGAAAATTCCTATATAGGCGGTCGTAGAATCGCAATGGGTACTAACTCTATTACGTTTAACCGTTATGATTCATCTTCTGATACTAGTGGCGTAGGCGGTTTTGCTGGTAATACTGACGGTAATATAACTATGTCTGCTCAATCCGCTTCTACTTATCTTGGCAATGATTCTTATGTTGATTTGGATACTTCAAGCATCTTTACAATCAACAGTCTTCGTACTGCTTTCCAGATGCAGAAGTTCTATGAACGCCTTGCTCGTGGTGGTAGTCGTTATACAGAAGTGCTCCGCTCTTTCTTTGGCGTAGTTTCTCCGGACGCCCGTCTTCAACGTCCGGAATTTCTTGGCTCCTTTACTAAAATGGTAAATGTTAATCCAATAGCGCAGACTTCCGCAACTGACGCTACTTCTCCTCAAGGCAATCTCTCTGCTTATGGTGTTACTGCCGCTAAGTTCCATGGTTTCACCAAATCTTTCGTTGAGCATGGCTATGTTTTTGGTTTTGTATGTGCTCGTGCTGATCTTACTTACCAGCAGGGTATTAACAAGATGTGGCTTCGCTCTACTGTTTATGATTTTTATTGGCCTACATTCGCTCATCTTGGCGAACAGGCTATTGAGCTTCGTGAGATTTATGCCCAGGGTTCTGAAGCTGATAAAACTGTTTTTGGCTATCAGGAACGTTATGCCGAATATCGCTATAAACCTTCGCAGATTACAGGTAAGTTCCGTAGCTCTGTAGTTAGTGGCTCTTTAGATGTGTGGCATTTGTCCCAGTTCTTTAAAAATGCTCCGACTCTTAATGAAGAATTTATTACGGAAAATCCACCTATTAAGCGCATCATTGCCGTTCAGGATGAGCCTGAGTTTTTGCTCGACATAGGTTTCAAGTATACCACAGTTCGTCCTATGCCTATGTTTGGTACGCCCGGCCTTGTTGATCACTTCTAAAAGGAGTTGTTTTTATGTCATGGCTTTCTAATACTTTAGGCAGTGTTGCCGGTTCTGTTTTAGGATCTGCAGTTCAGAATCATTACAACTCTGCTAATGCCGCACAGGCTAACGCGTGGAACGTTGAAAACTATAAGCATCGTTATCAATGGGCTGTAGAAGATATGCGCAATGCTGGTCTTAATCCTGTTCTTGCCGCAACTAATGGTATAGGCGGTTCTATAGCTGGAGCTTCAGCTGCTTCTGTAGGTATGAGTGATATAGGTTCTACCATGAATTCTGCCAGAGCCGCTAGTGCCGCTGAAAGGCAGGCTAAGAATGCCGAGAATCTTGCAGTATCTCAAATTGAAAAAAACATCGCAGATGCCGATTCTGTGCGTCAGAGCACCCATGGACAAGTACTCCAAAATGGTATTCTTGCAAATGATTTGAATCTTCGTGAGCAGACTTATGAAATGCGTCTTGGTTACGAACTTGAAAAGATGAAATTGGAGCTTGAAAATCTTCGGCTTCAGGGTTCTTACCTTGACTCTGGTGTTTTGAACAATGTTGCTGCTGCTAATCGTGCTAATTCTGCCGCTGCTCTTGATAATATTCAAACTGAAATGGCAGGTATGGAACGTGATTTTTATAAGAATCTTGAAAGTCTTACAGGCGCTCCCAGATCTGTTGCTACTGGCGTTGGTTCTGCTGTCAAAAATGTTATAGGCTTCTTCGGAGGTCGTTATTTTGGAAGGAGATAATTTTATGTCTAATAAAACTACTATGATTCTTACTTTTATCGTTTCTGTTGTTGTCCCTTTTATTCAGGAAGTTGTAGATCTGATCGAAGCTCTGAAAGGTAAAGCTTCTTCGAATACTGTTACTGCTAAAAAGGTTGCCTCGGACTTTCAAGTCGATGTTATGCCACTTATTGAGCCAGTTGCTAATAAGGATGATTCTAAAAAAACTAGCCGTTTTTTCGGTTCTTGGAGGGATTCTAAATGAGACGTCGTCGTTTATCTAAACGAGGCTCTCGCCGTCTCTTTCGGCGTACCTCCAGATCTCGTCGTAGAAATTTTAAGAGAGTAGGACGAGGTGGTTTTAGGATTTGACATTCTGATTTAATCCTGATACAATCGGTACAGGTGATTAATATGGTTTGTTATAATCCTATTCTTATGTACCCGGTTGAAGGAGCGATTACCAAAAATGGAAAACAACATTATAGTTTTTACGGTAGCCTTGCCTCTCACCCTGAGCTCGCTGGCGATAGCCGTTTCATTCGTTGTTCTTGTAAACAATGCATTGGCTGTCGTCTCGAAAATAGCAGACAGTGGGCTGTCCGTGCTGTCCACGAAGCCCGTTCTTCGTCTTCTGCTTATTTCGTTACTTGCACTTTCGACGATTATCATTTGCCACGTGATAAAAGCTTAAGCAAGAAATTTCATCAGACTTTCATGAAAAATCTTCGTCGTGAGTATGGCAGTGGTATTCGCTTTCTCGGCTGTGGTGAATATGGTGAACTTCATGGTCGTCCCCATTATCATTACATTTTGTTTAATATTGATTTTGATGACAAAATTTTTCGGTTCCGTACAGACGGTTATAATACTTATACTTCTTCTCGTTTTGCCAGAGTATGGAAATACGGTATGCATCTTATTGGTGAGTTTAGCTTTGATTCTGCTGCCTATGTCGCTCGCTATATAGTTAAAAAGCAGACAGGTAAAGATGCTCCTTCTCACTATAAGGGCCGCATTCCTGAATTCATGGTTGCTTCCAATCGTCCCGGCATAGGTGCTAAATGGCTCGAGGATCATGGTGAAGAATGCTATGCCAATGATTATGTTGTTATCAACGGCAAAAAGATGCGTCCTCCTCGTTATTACGACAAAAAATTTGACGAAACGCATCCTCACTGGATGGAATATATTCGAAATAACCGTATTGAGAAGATGCTTCATAATTTGGAGAACAACACTTTTGAGCGTTTGGTTGATCGCTGTCGTGTTCAGGAAGGTAAGTATAAGCATTTTCTTGGCAGAAAGCTTGACAAGGTATTATGACTGTGTTATTATTAAGTCGGAAATGAGGTGATGCTTATTAGTGAATTTGAAGCTGTTAAAAACTTCTGTCGTTATCGTAATATTTCTTTTGACTACTCTTTTCGTGGTAGTAAATATGCCGCTTACCGTCTTAAGCCTGATGGTTCTAGGGTTATTCGCCTTGATAATGACTATTTTGTTATATCAGCTATGCTTTATCTTATGATTCGTAGATATTTAATTGCATTTAGAAAGGGAGATGGTTCCGCTGAGACTTTATTCCATTTATGACTCCAAGGCTGAACAGTTCAGTCCTCCGCAGGTTTATCACAACGATATGCTCGCTCTGCGAGCTTTTGAAGGTATAGTTAATGATGATAAAATGCTTATTAAAAAGTATCCTGAAGACTTTACTCTTTATTATATTGGCAATCTTGGTGACAGCGATGGTCGCTATTACATTGAGAATTGTGACGAGTCCCACATTCCTGTCGTGGTTGGTCGCGCCATAGAATATGTTGAGACTATTGACAATGGTTCTACTAAATGATAATCTAATAAAGAGCGTATCAGAAAAAGGACGATCTCATGGAGGTCGCCCTTTTTCTGTGCGCTACGCCCGCCGCGTCTAGGCGCCTGTGAAAGGAGGTGAAACTATGAAATTTAAGACAGCATATGATCCTGTAGAAGAACATGATCATTTCGGTATTGAGTTTACCATGCCCTCTCTTACGATTCAGGACGAGAAAGAGGAAACTGATATCAATTACATCGTAAATAAGTATGCAGACGGTCATAAAGGTATCATGACTCTTGACCTCGGCGATAGTTCGCAATACGCTTACCTGCAGTTCGGAGATTCAACGCTTCCCGGTGACTACAGTACAGCGCTTGAGCTTGTGTCCGGAGTTCGTGAAGAATTCTACAGTTTACCCGCTTACGTTCGAGCAAAATTCGGTCACGATCCTATGAATTTCATCGACCATTTGAATGATCCTGCAACTCTTGAATATCTCCAACAACAAGGTCTGTATGGTAGTAAATATACCTTTGATGAACCACAACAGTCCGCAAGTAGTGAACAAACACAAGAAAAAAATAACACTTTAGAACAAGATAATGAAAAAACACAAAAATAGGCGTCACCGAAGCCAGTTACTTACTTGATGTAACTGGCGTAGGTGACGCAAAAATAATCTAAAACCTAATAATAATTTGCTTTAGGTTAATTATTAGGTTTACACTTCGAAGAAGGTGAAATTTTGGCTCGAAAAAAAATAAGAGTTCGAGGACATCGCTTCAGCGATGCTCCTGCAATGTACATGAAAAGGACTAAGTTTGACCGTTCTCATGTTTATAAGACAACTTTTAATTCAGGCAAGCTTATACCTGTATTTGTTGACGAGGTATTGCCTGGCGATACTACTCGTATGTCTGTTAATTATTTCGCTCGTTTGGCTACTCCTATTAAGCCTGTTATGGATAATATTTATCTGGACTGGTTTTTCTTTTTTGTACCAAACCGTCTCGTCTGGGAACATTGGCAGAACTTCTGTTTTGAGCAGGAAGACCCTGATGATAGCACTGATTATGTTATCCCTGCTATTATGGCTAACGACAACAAAAATAATACTTATGTAGGTTCTCTATGGGATTATTTCGGTTTGCCCTTGAATACGTCTGGTACTATATCTGGTATTAGTGCTCTTCCGTTTCGTGGTGTTTACCTTATTTGGAATGAATGGTTTAGAGATGAAAACCTCCAAAAATCCGTCAAGATTCAGAAAGGCGATACTAACGAAGTTTTAAACTCTTCCCGAGTTTCTGATCAGCCTTCTTGGTTGTTCAAGTCTGGAACTGGCATTTTTCCCGGATATCCTTGCCCCCCTCGTGGTAAGCGTCATGATTACTTTACTTCTGCTCTTCCGTGGACACAGAAAGGACCTGGTGTAT